CATATCCTGAAGTTGTCCTGCTCTTTCAAGGGCCGCCTGTGACTGCTTAAACACATACTTGTCGTGATTCAGTCTTGCCATTTGAGCCTTATAGGAAAGATCCTGCCCCCTAATAGCCCTCGCATTCGTCATGTCATTATTGCGAATGGTTTCGTTAATTCTTTGCTGCTCCTGCTGGCGACCAACCATCTTATCCTGAACAGCAAACGCCTTTTCTGGCCCAAGTGCACCGAGAGACATAGTAGTCAGCATGTGTGATAGCTGCTCTGGATTCTGGATACCTGTCTGAATCATCCAGTCAGCATTAGCACCAACGCGATTTAACCTGTCCTTGTTGTCAGTAATGAATTTACTGTAGGCTTCCGGTCCCTGAGAAAGAGCGACGTTAGCCCTCATGGCTAAATCGCCCATATCGTTGCGTTGCTGATCATTAAGACCTGAAAACGCCTGTTGTGCCTGTGCAACAAACGCTGGATTTTCCTGGGCAAACTTAAATAGTCCCGATGGATCACCAGAAGCCCATGCATCAGCATGAACCTTATTGAACGCACTAATAGCTTTCTGTTGCTGTTCCTGATTGTAAATATCAGCAACTCCAGCCAGACCACGTAAGGCGGTCAGGCCAACGTTATTTGCACCTGAGCGAGCCAGTTCATTGTTTTCGCGGATCAGACCAAGCGTTGCGTTAATGTCGCTTGCCTTTGGCGCATTCTCATTTTGCGTACCGATGCCAGCCAGAAAACCACCAGAATTAATACCCTGTTGCCACGTAGCCATGATTACCCCTTAAAACAACGAGCCAAGCAGACCAAGACCGCCGCCGATCGCAGCCCCCCACGGAGTTGATGAACCAATTAATTTCGCAAGTCCAGCCCCAGCAATAGCACCAGACGCACCTCCGCCAATAGCAGATTGCATTGCTGATGGTCTGTTGGCATTTGCCGCTGCAAGAGCCGCACTTTGCTGCGAAATCTGACTCATGTTGTTGGCATATGTCTGCCCGGCGTTTGCCTGACCTTGCAGTGCGCCAAGACCAATATTTGCCAGATTCTGGTAGTTGTTCATCTGACCAGATAGCCATTGCTGACCAAGCGTTGGTGCGATTGTTGCTAACTGATTACTGGTTGCGGTGGAACCCAATCCACCTGTTGCTTCCGCTGCCGCCAGACTCTGATAGCGAGCCTGACCTGCAAGGTCTTTATACTGCTGAGAGTTGTAATACTGGTTAAGCGCCTGACCTTGCCCTTCCAGAGACGATAAGTTCTCGAGGCTGCCGACATACTTATCAGCCAGAGGAGTAAACGGCTTCAGGTTGTTCATGATGGTGTTGAACTGCTGATTTTGCAGGTCTGCAGCATACTTCTGAGCTTCTGCTGCATACTTTGCGCTTTTATCAGAACTGCCACCTTTCCCGCCTTTTTCAGGGCAATAAGGTTCCTCGCCGCGCAGTTTTCTGCCCAGCTTAAATGCATATAACATGGCTATCTCCCGTGATTCAGGAAGTCGATTAGTTCTTCGCGTGTGGCGCTGTAAAACGTCACGTCATCCACGCCTTTGAAGTATTTCTTGATGGTTCCTACACGCTTAAGGCCAATCATTGCGCAGTACATCTGCCCGTGGCGGAATTTGCGTGCAGCGAACGATGTGATGCACTGAACGGTGGTGTTAGTCAGAATGTATCGCCAGAACGCCAGCCCGATTTCCTTGCTGAAGCCGCGAATCTCTGGCAGGTACATGGCGTGGCAATCGAATGTCAGCGGCTGAATCTCCTGATAGTAAACAATGCCGCCAAACTGACCGTGCACGTTAACCTCAAAGTAACGGCATTCAGGCTTGTAGTCGTATCCATCACCGTTGTTGCTTCCGGCAATAATGTCATGGTGATTTCCGACTGCTTCGATCAGGTCGATGTTTCGCGTTGGTTTGAATGTAATCATCAGTCAATCAGCCCATGTAATCTAAGTGCCGTTTCAAGCGCCAGAATACGCTGCCGCGCCTGCTGCAAACCTGTAGCGAGAGCCGCGACTTCGGATTGTGTGTACGTAGTGCCGACCGTGTATGACTGGTTAGCGTTGAATGAGCCAAGAAGAGGTGTACCTGTGGCTGCAGTCCATCCGGTATTTCTTGCTCCAACAACCTGAATTCCATCAACTGAATATGATGTTTTTACATCCAGCGGTGACGCAAGAGACTGCAATTTGGTTACGGTTTTCGATACGTAATCACTCTTAATGCCAGAGACATCGTTTTCTACGTCATCCAGTCTTTTGTCAACAGTGACCAGATGCGCCTGAATATCGATAACTTCATCCAGCAAGTAATCAACATCGCTACGCAGTACGACTATCTTCCCTTCGGCGGTTGTTAACCTGACCTCAAGGAGATTTATCGCTTTTGTGTTTGCGGTGATTCTTGCATCGTGGTCAGCCAGTTCGACATCCTGTTCATCGTTTTTCACCTGAGCATCGTAAGCGCCCTGACCAGCCTGATTTGCCTTCCCGGCAATTGCGCCGACATCAGCCCCCTGATTAATGACATACAGCAGGTAAGACTGGCTGAATATATTGCGTGGAAGGATTGATGTATCGAGCCGCGTCGCCTGCACAATAACAGGGGTGTTGAGATTCGAATCAGCCATTACTCAATCCTTATCTGGCAGCCAGACAGAGTGACAGGTGACTTTGTGATAACGCGCAATTTGAAGCCGACATTTTTCCTTATTCGCCCGACACGCTTCCACAAAACACGCTTGTCGTAAACGAACGGTTCATTCTGCTCAATCATCTGCTCACGACCGTAATTGATGCCGTCAGTGGTTGCAGAGAGAAAAAGGCGGTCGGCGTACTGCGCAACGCCAGTTGACGATTCAACCTCAAAGTCAAACACTCTGGCGTTATCCGCTTTGAACAACGGAGTAAACAGCAGGTGTTCCTGCTGCTTGTCGTACTGGCTGCTGATATCGAACTGCAATTTCCCGGTAACAGATTCCAGCTTATCGCCGCACGTTATCTGATTGCCTTCGAAAATGAAGTCGATAGCGCGGTACACATCGTCATACAGGCCTGTTTTCAGCACACACCATTGCGGGCCATTGGCGCTTGAAGATGCGTCGTACACGAGGACGTGACGCGTAAGATGGATAATCAGCAACTCATGAGCATCAAACCGCAACGATTCCATCACGCCATCAGCCAGTTCATCAGCAGTGTAGGAGCGGAGGATTTTCTCAATGCTCGCGCTGGCGATTGGTGACACCTGACCGGAGCCGATGATGTATACAGACGGCGCACCCGTTGCCGGATTGCTGATGAACGCATAGGAATCAGCAAACGGCGTTTTGCAGTAAGTCCCGGCAATACCTTTCTGCACCATCAGCGATGGCTGGGCGACATACAAAGCAGCACCAACGGTGGTTGCACCAGTCAGGGAAAAATACTCAATCGTCGATGAACCAAAGCAGACGATGAAGTCTCGCCATGTTCCGATTCCGATGATGCCGTCAGGCTGCGACTCGGCACGATATTGTGCGCTGTAGCGGTCAGGATGCGATTCGTCTTCAAGGTCAGTGATAAACCATGAATCAGTACCGTCTTTTGACCACGCATAACGCCCACGTAAGCGCGTAATGTCACGGACCGAACCTAACTCATACTGCGTGAATCCGCTGTCTGTAGGCCAGTTTGAGACGGTTTTAACCGTGCCATCATAGCGATACTCGACCAGTTGACCATTAACGCCTACTGCCTGTGATGTCCGACCATGCGCCATTGATACGCGACCACTTCCGGCAACGTCACCGACTTCACTTTCTCCTTTGTACAGCTTGCCACCACACACACGATAAACAGCATTCTGCGCCATGTTGTACTCGACGCCTCGAGATACACCGTTCACATCAGAACGTTTGGCAATGCCCGGGAATGAGCGAAGATATCCGCTGCTGTTGAGGATTTCTTTGGGTGTAGCCAGCATATTCACTGGCAGATAGTCGATATAGTCGGCGTTTCGAAAGTCTTTGCCGACACCTTTCATAAGCGGAAGTTGCTGAATAGGCATTATTCGCTCCCGTTATCGCAAGGTTCCTTTCGGTGGAAGTAATTCCAACCATTCCACTTCGCCAACTGGTTACCACTACCAACAGGCATACGGTTTGGATAACCGGACTTACATTTAGCGGCTTTTGCCCTATCCATTGCAGACAGTTTGACGAGTCTCTCTTTCCCGTATCTGGCAGTGGTTATAAGTTTTGCAGACGCTTCCAGCGCATAATCCGGAGCAATGCGGCAGGCAAGGTTGAAAATGACGGCATTGATAGCGTTATTTGATAAACCGTGTTCATCGCCAGGATCTGGAGCGACATCTGCATCAGCGAAAATGTAGCCAACGTTGATACCTGGTGACGCATCACCGCCAAGCCATTCAGCCATCATCATTTCAAGGTCGTTAACGCCGTCTTCCATAGACTGCGGTTCGACATCGGTTAACGTGGCATTTGATGCCACACCGAGCTTACGTAATGCCGCAAGAACTAAATCACCCTTCGTTGTCAGGTTCATCTGCTGCCGCCTTAGGTTTTCGACCAGGCTTTTTACGCTGTTTTTCTTCTGGCTCTGGCTCTGGCTCTGCAACATCCTTCAAAAGGTCATCAGGATGTGAAAACCAACCAGCATCCAGATATTCCTGAAGCTCTTCGGCTTTCACGATTTCAAAGTCGTATCCAACGCCTTTCCATTTCTTCATGTCTCCATGACGAAAGATCATGTGTGTCATGCTTGTCTCCAGATAAAAAAGGGAGCCGAAGCTCCCTCTGGTTATCGCGCAGTCTGGTTAGGCAGACCAACACCAATTGCCTCTGGTCGTACAGCACATGCTGAATACCACACAGCAATACGGCACTTGCCAGACAGAGTGTTGATATCACCCTGCGTTGCGAAGATGCCGTTAACACCAATGCCAGGAATGCTGAAGGAAGACGTTTTCATACCAGCAAACAGTTCATGGGTTACCGGGATCGGCTGAGACAGCAGGCGGATTGAGTCATCAGCCCAGAACACGTTAGCGGTGGTTGTTGCCACATTCAGAACGTTTACCGTAGCGCTCGCAGCAAGAGAGGTGTTTACATTAGCGTAAGCCTTCTCTTCTTTTGTCAGTGACTCGTCATCCAGTGCAATCGGCTTCGGCGTGATTTCGATGTGAGTACTATCGATCACACGGGTGATTGAGAAAGTCGCATCATCAGTCAGCACGTTCTTCGCCATCTGAGACAGAAATTTCACACCAGTGAAGCTGATTTTGTCGCCGCGATTAAATCCGGCGGTGGAGGATACGGTCACCGTTGCAACACGGTTGTCGACGTTCTCTTTGTTACCATCGGTATCAAGGGTGTATGCCTGCGGCTTAAACTTATGCACTCCAGTCACAGTTACATCAGTAGCGGTTGACTTGGTAACTGCCGGAAGTTTCGGTGAGCGAAGAATTTCATCAAAGCCAGCAATCTGACGCTGAATAGTACCGTTACGATACGCTTCTTCAGGAACGCGACCAAAGATGTCACCATCTACCAGGTTGCGGCCTGATTTGCGGTAATCGTCAGGGTTCATGAAGTAACTGATGCCCATATCGCGGTTTAGCTCACGGGAGAACATCAGGCGCTCTGCATCAGACACAAAATCCCAGCCAGACAGGTCAGTAGATGATGGACCAATTGCGCGGGTATCGTGAACAACAAGCGAGCCCATTTCAGTTGCCTGTTTGGCAATCGCTGACTCAATGTTATTCGCCAGTTTTCTGGCGGATGCCTGGATGCGGCGACGGTAAGAACGCTCATCACGCAGGTCATCTGCACGAAGCTCGAAGAAATCGTTATCCGGATCGCCCATGTTGCATTTCACGGAGAGTTCCAGAATCCCGCTTGCCTTGCCAGTTAAATCCCAGCCAGTCTGAGTTGGCGCTTCCTGCTCAACAGGCATCCACACGGTGTTGCTTGAACGCTGCATGGATTCTGCCGGAGGGGTGTATTTTGTCACTTTGGACGCCATTGGCGTCAGGTTCTGGACGGTTTCGATGATTTCATCGATAGCGTAAGTAACTAACTGCCCTTCTTTTAATGCCATTATCGAATTCCTTTATTCAGTTGCGCCTTGAGCTTGCGGTATGTCTCTACATCCCCTTTGTTTGCTGCCGCTTCCATCTGCTTTTCAATCGCAGAGATATTTGCAGCAACAGCGTGTCCCTGAATGGGTTCATCAGGTAACGGGGCTTCTGAAACAGGCTTGGCTCGAGGCTTGAGAGTTAAACGTTCTGACAGTCGAGTGAGTTCAATCAGCGCGGATTGCCCGTCCATCGCCAGCAACTGGCGTGTTTTCTCAGGATTAGCACCAAGGTGATACATGAGAGCAGCGGATTTCTCCGGGAAGAGGCGCATGATGTCGGCACCGACTGCTGGCGGCACCAGTTGCATGAATGCATCCTCTTTCTCCTGATAGTCAGGGATATTGAGCTTTTCCGCTGCGTCGTAGTGCTTACGGGCTGCCTCGACGTATTGCGCTGATTGCTGGGTGAACTCCTGAGTTTTGCGCCCCTGCTCGGCGACAGCCTGGCTTCGTGCGTCCATAGCCTTGATCTGCCATTCACTGTTTGCCTGCTGGAAGGCAGCCAGTGCTCGGCTCTGGTCATAGTCGTACTTAGCCAGTGCGTCTTCGGAAAGATAATCGTTAGGGTCTGGTTGTTTTGGTAACTCAGGGTTCACCCGCAGGTGCTCCGGCAACTCTCCACGCTTAACCGCTTCCATCTGCTGCTCAAGCTCACGCTGGCGTTTGCGTTCGATGCGGCGACGGGCAAATTCAGCATTAGTTGCCGGGTCTTGTTTTGGTTTCTCATCGTCTTTCAGGACAATCTCGAAGCCTTCTTCCTGACCTGCGATGTCGTTGGCATTATCGACAACTAAGCCATCAGCAGATGCCGCTGCATGATTGCCGGGCAGGGTTAATTCTTCAGAAGCCTGAATGTCGGTGGTTTGGTCCATGGTTAACTCTCTCTTATTGAGGTGTCTCGGCTACTCCGCCGGAGGGGATTTGAACTTGACGCATAAGATTCGCGAAATCCATGCGTTGTGAATGAGTCTGGTCTGCATCTTTAAGAAGCAGCTCAGCGTTAGCGCGAGCATCTTTGCTGCGCTGTTGCTGGAATTGACCTACGAGCTTGAGGTACTCACGCAGTTCTGCCTGCTTGTCGAGGTCCATATTGTTGAAGATTTCCGCAATCTTCGCGGCGTTGAGTTGGTTTTGGGCTTCAACCTTGGCGGCTTCAACCTGAATCTGCGCCTGTTGGTTCTCTGCCTTGAGCAATTCAGCCTGACCTTGCAGAAGGATACCCTGCGCCTGAATTTGCTCTGCTGATGGCTGCTGCGGCTGCTGTTGAGCCTGCTGTACCATCTCCATCTCTTCAGGTGTTTCTGGTTTCTTCAGCCCCATCATCACCAGTTGCTTGTTCGCGTACTCTCGCATCATCTCGACGCCTTTACCGTCAAGCAGCGTGAAGTATTGCAGCATCAGCATCTGGAACTCTGGAGTACCTTGCGGAACCTTGGTGAGCAACTCCTGAATCTCTGCGCGGTTCTGTTCCTTCATACTCTGGAAGGATGGTCCAACGTCTGTATAGCACTCATAGCGACCGCGAATGTCGTTGAGTGTGACCACATTACCGGACTGGTAATCTACAACTTGCGCGTATAGTTGAACGTCTTTCTCGCTACCATCTTCAAGTGTCAGCGTTACATGACGAGGAACGTCATAAATATCGTTGACCATTGAGGCATAAATCTCGCCATCACGTCGCATTGCGGTAGCCAGGTTATCCTGAAACACGTATGTCTCAAGGTCTGCCCGCATGTTCAGTTGATTGACGGTATCGAAAGCGACCTGAGAGTTTGCTGCCTGCGCATCCACGCCAAGACTAGCCACCTCTTTCACTGCGTTGGTGGCAGCCTCAAGCATGTAAGCGTTGGCTTGCGGCACTTCAGGGTTTTCCATGTAGGAGATTGGACCAATCGGCAGGTCGTTACCGTTTTCATCGGTCATGTTCTGCAGATAGTACGGATAGTCATCATTTCCACCGTACATGTATTCGTAGCCTTCGATTTGCTCAGGGAAGAAGGTCGGTTTCTTCTTCGGTGAACGAGCAACAATATCGGCGTTGAATGACATGATCATGTTACGAAGGCGCTGACCGTCTTTCGTCAGCCTTACCACTCCTTCGTAGCACTCCTTGTCACCAGCGAAGGACCATTCGCCATACACTGGAACGATTGGAATATGCTCTCCGGCTATCTTCTCGCGGTCTTTCAGTATCTGTGTGCATGTGATGATCGACTTATACACACGCCGACGCTTGACCTTACGCTCTGCTACCTTAATGAATCCACGATTAGCCAGGTCGTCGATGACGTCTTTGATATCCTGCTGGAAATAGCTGACCGGCTCACCTGTCAGCGGGTCGCGGTAGATGAAGACTTTCTCTTTCTTCTCTTCGACCTCGTAATACTCAGCGACGTAGACGACATCATTCGATACCCACGGAAACAGCCATTTATCGTTCGGATTCTGGAAAGATGGCAAGGTGTCCGGATCAATACCGTAATCCTCTGCGAACTCTTTCCAGCCATTGCGTGACAAGGCGTTAATCACCGTGCAGTGCTTAGCGTCGCTCTTATCCATCTGCTTGCTGCTGGCGTCCCATATGACGTGTGAGCAGGCTTCATGGATTGGAAGGCGTCGGATTACCTGATTGTTGCTTGTTGGGTCGTTGTCTTCGTACTGGGTGACCAGACGCCATGCACCAACGCCGGACTCTATCTGCTCACGAACGCCAACGTTAACGGCAATCTTTGCCGTGTTATGGCGCATATCAGTACGATACATTCCCATCAACACATCGGCAGCATCAGGATTAGCGCCGTCTTTGGGTCGGAAGAGAACGTCGATAGGGTTCCGGCGCATCTCTGCTACCAGTTTCCTGACCACCGGGCGAACAACATCGAATTGTCCGCGATATTGCAGGGTAGTGTAGTTTGATAGCCAGTCATCCCATTGCGACACTCGGCTAAAATACAGGTCATTTGTCGCCTCGGTTCTGGCTTCATCGCTCGCCATCCAGTCCGCGTCAAACTTACACAGAATGGAATTGAGTCTGTTTTCGTCGGCCATTTAAGTTCTCCGTGCGATGGGCCTGATTGGGGCTGGTATCTTTTTCTCTTTTGGTTTTTTGATGTCGCGCATCATTTTGGCGAAGCGGCGCATCATGTATGCATAGCGAACGGCTGAGAGAACGTCGTCGTTAAGCTTGACGATTTTCCCGTTTTCATCACGGTGATAGAGGCGGAACTCCTCAAAGAATGGCTCACAGGTGTTGAATACTTTGAAGCGACCATCGAGCATCATGTCGCGCAATTCAGTGATGCCAGGCTCCACAGCATTACCGCCATCAGGCCATGTCGCATGCTCCTGCAACATCATAAAACCAGCATCTGCATACTGCCCTTTGAGCTGCTCACCGCCGCCCTTCTCGTGCTGGTTTCCGTCATGAGGCCATGCGGTTGGCACTTTATGCGCCCATGATTTAACAGATCCCCATGCCTGAACGGCTGTTTTTTCTTTCGCCTTCCACACGCGTGAAACGTAGATTGTGTCTGCGTCCTTATCCCACCAAAGCTGAACCTGCGCCTGCGGGTGATCCCATCCAAAATCCATCCCGCCAATTACGTAGAAGTGATCAGGACACTCGAACGGCTGACACTTAATCGTCTCTTCCGGTATCTGGAAGATTCGACCACTACCCATCGTAGGAATACCGCGAGCACGCGCCTCTCTCTCATGCTCAGGATAGGATGCGATGATTTGCTCTTTCTGCTCGTCGGTGTAGTGCTCAGCGTCATAGATGGTCATGTTGAGCACTTTCTGCGACTTGCTGGGATTCTTCAGGAACTTGGTAACAACGTCAGACATCCCCATCAGCGGGGTAAACGTCAGAATTGAGAATTGCCCGTATTTGTTGGTACGGGTAAGACCTTCGCCATAAATGCTGTATGGTGGCTCTTCGTCAAACCACACGCCGTGGATTGTGTCACCCTGCCAGCGAGCGCGGCCTTGCGAGTATGGTTTGAAGTAGCAGATTGAAATGCCATCTTCAACGCCATCAGCCGTGTGATGCTTAACCAGAAGATGATCAACAAGGTTCGGAAAGAAAGGAGACTTCTTCCAGCTAATGATGTCTTCTTTAGGTATGGAACCGTAGCCTGGCTCATCATTCTCTTCGATACGACCACACAGGATGCGTTGAGTCGTTTTGGTTACAGTCTCGTTTGTCTCGCCGCCAATCCAGAAGACAACAGGCTCATAGAAACGCTTACCTTTCCACTCCCCACCATATTTACCATCAGCCGGATAGCCTTTTGTTCCCGGATAACGCCCGGTAAGGTGAAACGCGACTTCAGCAGCCCCAGTAAATGACTTACCAAGCTGGTTACCAGCCATAAAACAGCGCTCTGGATAGTCATGCCCGGCGTCGATGAACTCACGCTGTTTGCTGTATGGCGTAAATTCATATAGCAGGTGTGTGTTCCTGTAGTTCTCTTCTTCTTCGAGTAGCTCGAGCAATTCGATTTGCTCTTCGTCGCTCAGGTTATCAAGAATCGCGTCCAGTTCCACGGTTGAATAGCTCCTTGATACGAGAGCGTCGCTTATCGCGATCTCCCTTATCAGGTGTCACGTCTTCAACTTGCGACTGCTCTTTGAGGCCCAAATCACGGGCGATGATGTTAGCGTTGAGAAGGTCAGCGGCTGCGCCAGAGAATTTCTGGTCGTAGATGACCTGTTCTGCTCGCGTAACGACTTCAGATAAATCTTCTCGCAGGCGATATGTGCGCCATGTTTCAAGCGTCACATCAATGAACAGAGTGAGGCCGGTAATGGTCATCGCTCGCATCTTGGCGATAGGCTCTTGTATCACTTCACCCTGATACGAGAACGCCTTCATCTCCCATAGCGGGTTAGCTTCCACCCACTCGAAGTATTCACAACAAGCAGCCCACAGCGCCTCAGGCGATTCGAATTTAGGATTTCGCCCATGACTACTGCGGGCCTCCCAAAATCGGTTGCCCTTTGGTGCTGCCATATTGATTATTTCCCTTCTGCTTGCTTATCCCATTCATCGCGGAATTTGGATGGGTTGTCGAAACCTTGAGTTGCCATGTTTACGCTCCGGTAGTGAACAGGTCTAACGCTTCCTTCGATTTACGCACCGCTTCGATAGTGCGGGTCGTGATATCTGAATTAGCGCCACCTGACTGGAAGTGAATTTTGAATAGCTCAAGCTTCAGCTCGTCAGTACCAATGAATTGAAATGCTTCTTCTGCGGCTGCGTTCTGGTTCATGACCAGTTTGTAAATCTCTAACTGGAATTTCTGTTCTTCAGTCATGGGAATAATCTCTGCCATTGTTGGCTCCGTTTATCCGTTAAAAGGGATATCAGTTAAGTTATCCCGTGTAGGGTATAAGCCATTGTCGAGACCACTCATTGAATGGCCTCTGCAATAACCGATGTCTTTCCATCAGTCCGCCACCACAAAGAATCTTTTTTGCCATAAGGCTGGAGGTTCATCTTTCAGTGGCTGCCAGTGTTATTTCCCCACTTACTGGCTTGGGTTGTTTCGCTGTACTGCCGTTAATTGGTGAGTCCGGGGATTACGGTTTGCCCGTGCTGTTCAAGGCGTTCAATTCTCGCCAGTAGCTGAGGCTTCTTAATTTTTCCCCAGCGATTAAGCAGGCGGCCTGACATGCTGGCAACATCCTTCTCTTTCATGTACTCCAGCATTACGGCATTTCTCTCTTCTTCAAATTGACGATGACCAACCTGAAGCATGGCGTACATCCAGTTGAATGCGTTGATGTAAGCAATTTTGATACGCATTGCTTCTTTTTTGGTGTAGGACATAACCAAAAGCATCAACCCATCCTTGCGGAGACGGTAGAATTTTTGCGGCTTACCATTCTGTAACTCATTGTTTTTATAGCAAAGCTCAAAATTGAGCTTTGTATCAAACTCAGGAGGGCAAGCTTCTATGGTTCGTTCAATGTCACGAACCACGTTCTTCGGCAGCTTTCCAAATGCTTTTGCCACCATAAAAGAATCTGTAACCGGATCGTTGTTTGCTACAAAAATTAGGTCTCTGAAATCTATATCGTTAACAACGGTTGGGTAGTTCATTGCGTCTTTACCTTTTAGAAAGATGAGCCTGTTCGCACAGAAAAGCCGTCCCCGAGATGGTCGCCACCATATACGGCAATTCTCAGGCTCAGCTTTCTGAAAGACTCGGGATTGTTACGCGCTGCGATGCGCGGTTTACTGCAGATGTAAAAAAGCCCCGCGAATGCGAGGCTAAATCCTGGTATTTGTAATGAACTGGCTCTTATCTCAACGCAGCCCCTTACCGCGCGCCATATGCTCAACTTCAAGCATCAGCAATGAGATGTTTAATCTGGATTCACTCCAGAAGTGATCACCACCCTGTCTACAGAGCCAGATGTGAAGGATGATGAGTAAAATTATCGCTATCATCGAAGGCATTGCGTCCTGATGTATTCCTGCAGGTAGTTAACCTGCGCGGTTATCCTGTCGATTCCACTTCTGAGACGGTAATAATTGAGTTCAGCATCTGCTGTAAGTCTTGGGCTTTCTCCATCGCCCATGCTGCTGGCTCCGGTCGTTGACTTTGCACAGGTGGCGGCGACTTGCAGGCGCTTACGCCCAGCAGAAACATCAGCACGGAGGCTTTCGATAGTCGCGTTAGCATCAGCAAGCTCCTTTGTGTATCTGGCGTCAAGTTCTGCTACATCACGTTGACGCTTCTGCATGTCAGCGATTGTGGATGTGGCCTTATCGCGCTGCTCTTTGTAGGTCATGGCGTTATCACGGTAATGATTAACAGCCCATGACAGGCTGACGATGATGCAGATAACCAGAGCGGAGATAATCGCGGTGACTCTGCTCATACCTCAATCTCTCTGACCGTTCCGCCAGCTTCTTTGAATTTTGCAATCAGGCTGTCAACCTTATGCTCGAACTGACCATAACCAGCGCCAGGCAGTGAAGCCCAGATATTGCTGCAACGGTCGATAGCCTGACGAATATCACCGCGATCAATCATCGGTAAAGCGCCACGCTCTTTAATCTGTTGCAATGCCACAGCGTCCTGGCTTTTCGGAGAGAAATCTTTCAGGCCAAGCTGCTTACGATAGGCATCCCACCAACGGGAAAGAAGCTGGTAACGGCCTGCAGCTGTTGATTTGAGTTTGGGGTTTAGCGTGACAAGTTTGCGAGGGTGATCTGAGTAATCAGTGAATAGCTCTCCGCCTACAATGACGTCATAACCATGATTTCTGGTTTTCTGACGTCCGTTATCAGTCCCCTCTGACCACGCCAGCATATCGAGGAACGCCTTACGTTGATTATTGATCTCCACCATCTTCTACTCCGGCTTTTTTAGCAGCGAAGCGTTTGATAAGCGAACCAATCGAGTCAGTACCGATGTAGCCGATGAACACGCTCGTTATATAAGCGAGGTTGCTACTTAGTCCGGCGAAGTCGAGAAGGTCACGAATGAACCAGGCGATAATGGCGCACATCGTTGCGTCGATTACTGTTTTTGTAAACGCACCGCCATTATATCTGCCGCGAAGGTACGCCATTGCAAACGCAAGGATTGCCCCGATGCCTTGTTCCTTTGCCGCGAGAATGGCGGCTAACAGGTCATGTTTTTCTGGCATCTTCATGTCTTACCCCCAATAAGGGGATTTGCTCTATTTAATTAGGAATAAGGTCGATTACTGATAGAACAAATCCAGGCTACTGTGTTTAGTAATCAGATTTGTTCGTGACCGATATGCACGGGCAAAACGGCATGAGGTTGTTAGCGCAACCTCATGCCACCCGCTTTCACGAAGCCAGCCATTGCGCTGGTTTTCTTTTATGCAAAGCACACCGCACCGTAGCCACAGCGGATAAGGTGATTATTTTTGTCTGTCTGGTATTTGGTTTGATGTGCTTTCAGAAAGGTCGTGCTTAAAACGCAAAAAGCCCCGAGCTATTAACTCAGGGCTTTATTTAACGAGTGCATTTATCCATCGTTGTGTCAAATTTACCCAACTTTATTCAAAAAGTCAATATCATGCCGTTAATATGTTGCCATCCGTGGCAATCATGCTGCTAACGTGTGACCGCATTCAAGATATTGTCTGCGATTGACTCTTCCTTGTGGCATTGCACCACCAGAGCGTCATACAGCGGCTTAACAGTGCGTGACCAGGTGGGTTGAGTAAGGTTTGGGATTAGCATCGTTACAGCGCGATATGCGGCGCTTGCTGGCATTCTTGAATAGCCGACACCTTTGCATCTTCCGCACTCTTTCTCAACAACTCTCCCCCACTGCTCTGTTTTGGCTATATCAACCGCACGGCCTGTACCGTGGCAATCTCTGCATCTTGCGCCCGGCGTCGCGGCACTACGGCAATAATCCGCATAAGCGAATGTTGCGAGCACTTGCAGTACCTTTGCCTTAGTATTTCCTTCAAGCTTTGCAACGCCACGGTATTTCCCCGATACCTTGTGTGCAAATTGCATCAGATAGTTGATAGCCTTTTGTTTGTCGTTCTGGCTGAGTTCGTGCTTACCACAGAATGCAGCCATTCCGAATCCGGCTTGTGATTGCGCCATCCCCATAGCAGCCATCACATCAGTACCGGAAAGAGAGTCAGAAGCCGTAGCCCGTGGTGAGTCGCTCATCATCGGGCTTTTTGGCGAATGAAATTTAGCTACGCTTTCGAGTCTCATGGCCTTCCCCTTTTGCCCTGTTTGACCATCAGGACGCCGTTAACTATTACGTGACGCTCGCCTTTGCTGTCTCGGTTGTACTTGAGCACTGTTCCTCTTGCGCAGGAAAGCATCCTTGCCACTTCGGTCTGATTGCCTCGTGTCTGGATAAGAAGCTCTGGTATCGTTTGAATTGTGGCGTTCATACGCTCTCCAGTTCGGTGATTTTTATTCCAAGCCGTCCGCCTGGTACTTTCACACCACGAATTACGCGAATGTCATCGAATTGCTCGTCGTCTTCCGCAAATCCGGCGTGGATAAGGGAGTCGAGTAAACCTTTCAGGATGTTGTCGAGGTCGCGGCGGCGGGAGTCTGGAAGCAGACCAGTACCGCTTTGCACGACCAATGTTCTCCTGAAAGTCGGCGCGGACAAGCTCAGTCATCGAACTCATTTCTTAAAGCCTCCAATTACTCTCCCCCAAATAAAAAGGCCTGCGATTACCAGCAGGCCTGTTACAAGCTCAGTGATGTAGATGGTCATCAGAATCCTCCTTTCTTCTTGGACTGCGGTTCCTCGCGTTCACGGCGGCGCATTTCAGCAGACTGTTGGTCTGTGTCATAAATAGCGCCATTTGCCTGAATGCAATACACCGTGCCGGTATTGCCATGACGATTGAGACGAAGGATTAGTTCGGTTTCACCAGGTGGAACACTGTCATCAAAAGCACCTTCACGATGGATCCCCACCCAATAATCGCAATCCTGTTCAATCTGCCCTGTATCTCGTGAGTCACTTGGTAATGGGCGTTTATTGGTTCGACTTTCCAGTGCGCGGTTAAGCTGCGTCAGAAGCACAACAACGCAATCAAGCTCTTTGGCAAGGCTCTTCAGTCCTTTGGTGATCATGCCGTAAGCAAGGTCGTTGCGATCGGCCTTCTCAGCGGTCATTAGTGTCAGGTAATCGACCAGAATCATGCCAACACATCCTTTTTCTCGCTTGATTCGACGGCTTTCGCTGACGATTTGAGCCAGAGATAATCCCGGCGTGTCGTCGATGTAAAGCAGGTCGATTTCACTCAAGCGATTTGCTGTTTCGATCGCCCTATTGAAGTCACCATCGTAATCACCCTGATAGCCGTCATCAGCGTCATTTGTCGCCGGAAGGTAAAAAATATTCGGGTTAACACCTGACTTCTGTCCTACCAGTTTTTCCAGTATCTGATCACCTGGCATTTCAAGGCTGAACATCAGAGCAGGCTTTTTCTCATGCACTGCGCAGTTGATTGCCATCTGGCTGTATAGCGTCGTTTTCCCCATCTTAGGGCGAGCGCCAATGACAAACAGAGAGCCTTTCACCAGACCTTTCGGTGACAGCATCCTGTCCAGCGATGGGATCCCTGTGCTCATTCCCCGTTGTTCGCCTGATGGATCAAATCGCTTCTCAAGGTCGCTAACCCAGTCTTCCATGACCTCACCAAATGAGCGAAGGCCGCGACGCGATCCGGTTTTTGCATGGTCTGTCAGTTGCGTGAAAATCGCCTGAATAGCTTCGTACTTCTGCGTTGCAGTCATTCCGTTGCGGGAATAGAGCAATTCCGTCGCTTCAGTCATGCGGTTGATGGCGTAGCGTTCCATTGCGGTTTCGCGAACCTGCATTGCATAAGCAACGATGTTTGCTGCGCTTGGCGTGTTCTTTGCGATCTCAGCGATATAAGCAAAACCGCCAACAGACACCGTTAACGATTTACGCTCCAGTTCATCGAAAAGCGTCAGGCCATCTACTGGCTTTTGCTCCCGGTGCATTCTGGTTATTTCTTCGAAAAGGATTTTGTGTGGTCGGCTGTAAAATGAATCAGGCTTCAGCATCGCCAGAACTTTCCGGACGCGCTCACTGCTGTCATCATCCAGAAGCAATCCACCAATCACCGCCTGCTCTGCCTCGATGCTATGGGGCGGCGCATAAAAATTATCGGTCATCGTGTTCACCCTCACGAACTTTCAGGTAGGTATTGTCGTTAAGCAGGAAATCAAATCCCTTTTTGTGCCAGACGGTTCCGCGTTGATGGTTTGGGCGCTCTTCGAACATCCATCGGCAATTTTCGCCTACGTAGCTCAAATAATTTCTCCAGTCCTGCATCGTGAACCCATGCCCGTCAAGCTGGCGGGTTATCACTCCGGCTTTGCGCCAGAACGTTCGGATCTGGTTTTTACGCTTGTCATTCAGTGCGCGGATTTTTGGCGCTTCAGGAAGGATTTCGTGGTAAGCATCGACAACATCCTGACAGCTAACGGAAGGTTTTTTCTTGTCAGACTTTTTGTCTGCTGTGGCACTCTCTAATACGTCAGTATTAGAGATATTATTTATATTATTGTTTATGGACAACCGTTGGACAACCGTTGGACAATCTCCGCTGAGAGGCGCGCCATTACTGGTGTTTGCGTTGGACAACCGTTGGACAACCGTTGGACAATTTTTTGCCTGAAAATCGTCATATTTAACGATTGTAAACAGGCTAAATTTCTTCCCCATCGAGCAAATATTAAGCATCCCTTTCGACTCAAAAGTCCGTAATAAGCTCCGAACTTTGTTGTCGGGGATGAATGTTTCTCTGACCAGCGACGGGCGTCCAGTTATCATCTGACCGCGATCAACAGTTATCGGACCGATATCCGTATTGACGACAGTAGATTCGTGATTAGCCTTGAGGATTAAGTGAAGCCAAAGATGTACTGCCTGAGAGTCCTTATAGAGCCTGCTGTCCATAAACTGGCGGTGTATAGAGACATACCCCATACTGGATGCCTCCTGATGTTGTACAGGGTTATGCCTGTAATCAGCTAACTTAACGACGCCCATGTTTCACTCCTGCTTTGGCTAGTCTGTAAACACCAACAAGGCGCTCTGCGAACGCCCTGTTATTTGCTGCGGCTACCACTAATCCCTCAGGTGAATCAGGGTGTCGAATCTCTTCTTTTTCCTGGTATTTCTTACGACGTTTTGTCATAATGACTCCTGTGGATTGATCCAGTAATGACCTCAGAATTCCATCTGGATTTGTTCAGAACGCTCGGTCTTGCACACCGGGCGTTTTATTTTTTTATGTGCTTCCATTTTTCACCTCTGCAAATAGCAGCTATATAATTTGGCGTTACTCCATATTTTTTTGATAATGCCCTTGTGTTGAATAAGGGGTGTCTTGGTATATATTCACTAATGATGTTTCTTACATCATCTTCAGTTAATTTTGCCCTACCATTCCTGCTTCCAAATGCCTGCCTTTTTCTCTCCACCATGTCATTTGCGTTTTGCTGACTTGTCCCAGCACATAAATGAGAAGGTAAAATACAAGAAGGATTGTCACATGCGTGACGAATTACTAAGCCATCTATATCTTCAAGCTGGATCCCTTTTGCCACACAATAAGCAAATCTATGAGCAAATACTTTTTTCCCATTAATCCAAACCCTTCCATAACCCTTGCTGTCCTTTAAACCGCCAAATTCCAAACACGGAGTCATAAGACCATCCTTAAAAATTCATGGTTAACTGATTCTCAGCGAAAATATCCGCCGGGCGTTTTTTATTGGTGAGAATCGAAGCAACTTGTCGTGCCAATCGAGCCATATCGTCGTCGACGACGCCCCATTCAAGAACAGCAAGCAGCATTGAGAACTTTGGAATCCAATCCCTCTTCCACCTGCTGATCTGCGACTTATCAACTCCCACAGCTTCCGCTGTCTTCTCAGTTCCAAGCATTGCGATTTTGTTAAGCAACGCACTCTCGATTCTTAGAGCCTCGTTGCGTTTGTTTGCACGAACCATATGTAAGTATTTCCTTAACAAATAAGAAGTTATGCGCATCAACTTATGCGCGTTGTATTCCCGCATTTCGGCGGGAATGAGGACCATGACTGTTAAAGAGCAATTTGCTTATGCCGCTTTGCGGTAAGCGCTTTCTTGATACTTCAGGGCGCCAGCTGTAACGACTTCCAGTCGATAGGCGTCTTTCTCTGGGATGACTTCCTTCCACTGAGAGACTGCTGCGTCGCTAATGCCTAACGCTTTAGCTACAGCACGCTGGGTTCCGAAGTGGTCGATAACATCTTTCTTGTACATAGACTCGCTCCGAAATTAAAGAACACTTAAATTATCCACTAAAGGAATCTTAAGTCAAGTTTATTTAAGATGTCTTAACTATGAAAACTCAATTGATGGGAGAGCGCATTCGCGCTCGGAGAAAAGAACTCAAGATCAGGCAGGCCGCACTTGGAAAGATGGTCGGCGTGTCTAATGTTGCCATATCTCAGTGGGAACGCTCTGAGACAGAGCCAAATGGAGAGAATCTTCTCGCCCTGGCTAATGCGTTGAAGTGTTCCCCTGACTATCTGATGAAAGGAGAGGAAAGTCTTTCAAACATTGCCTATCACAGTAGGCATGATCCAAGAGGGTCATACCCTCTGATTAGCTGGGTGAGCGCAGGATGCTGGATGGAAGCTGTAGAACCATATCATAAGCGTGCAATAGATAACTGGTACGATACAACCGTAGACTGTTCAGAAGATTCGTTTTGGTTGGACGTGAAGGGAGACTCAATGACGGCTCCGGCCGGTCTCAGTATCCCTGAAGGAATGATAATACTCGTCGATCCTGAAGTAGAGCCGCGTAACGGGAAACTGGTAGTTGCAAAGCTCGAAGGAGAAAACGAGGCAACTTTCAAGAAGTTAGTTATTGATGCAGGCAGGAAGTTTCTAAAACCACTTAACCCACAATATCCGATGATCGAGATCAACGGAAACTGCAAAATCATCGGCGTAGTTGTCGATGCAAAACTAGCAAACCTTCCATAAAGGGGCATTCGCCCCTTTTTTTATTTCCTTTAAAAATCAAAGCCAAACTTAAGTTACGAAAGAAAATTTAAGTTTTCTTCAAAAATACTCTTGACCATTAATTAAAGAGATCTTAAATTTAAGCCATCAGCAGGACGCTGGTAGCCAAACGGAACAGATTGGCAGGCTCTTTAACATTGATGGGATTGTCCCGCCGAAATGCGGGAACTGAGTTTAACCAAACAGGAGGTGCCGTAATGGTGCACTAACGCGGTTAGACCGCAGCCGAAAGGCAATGCAGCAGTAATGATGCTGCCCCGAGTCGCGTAATGGCGAGCAGGTTTAGCAGACCGATGTGAGGGTAAATAAGGGAACATGCTCCGGAAAGGCAGCGCGAATGCCAGACGCGCACCGGTTATCAGCGGCTAATAAGCGACAGAGACTCAAGGGCATGAGCGCGCTCACTGCGAGAGTGTGAGTCAAAGAGTAGTTGGCTTTGGGGTGACGTGAAGTGCAGCTGCACGCCGGCAGCCGGAAGATAAGCACCCGGCGCGTCACCGCCAAAGTCAATCATCGGAGGTCAACATGACAGTAGTCATTACATATCTGGCTGACGATAACGCCAGAAATCGCCGCAGAGCACGCAGACAGGCTCAACGTGAACAGGCAATGCAAGAGCAGCGACTGGCGCGAAAAATTGCGCTAAAGCTCTCTGGTTGCGTCAGAGCAGATAAAGCAGCATCACTCGGAAGCCTTCGCTGCAAGAAGGCAGAAGAAGTCGAGCGTAAACAGAACCGTATTTACTACCGCAAGCCACGCAGTGAAATGGGTGTGACTTGTGTTGGTCGCCAGAAAATGAAATTAGGCAGCAAACCACTTATTTGAGGTGAGATATGACAAAATCATGGATCGTACCTTTTCCTGAATCAGAAACTGAACATGATGGAATGCCTGTTTTCTGGAGATTCCAGGCGACAGTTGAAGAAGATGGAATCAAAATATTCGCACTTCAATATATAGCTTTTCATCAGACAGAGCATTATGCATGGTTGGTTCCTGCGCATTGGATTGTTAATTTTAAACCAGCACCAAATCAGTGGTTACAGGAATGGAAACAAAAGAGAAATAGATATGCAATTAAGAAAGTAGCAAAAAATGCAGAAAGATCTTTTGCATTCCCAACGAAGAAACTTGCCATTGAAAGTTTATTGCGCCGGAAGAAATACCATTTAATGAGAATCAAACAAGATTTGGCTGTTGTATCAACTCTTGTTGATGGGATGAAGAATATTGATACATCAACACCAGATATTGAATATAACTTTGGACACAACCAAGAAACAGAAAACTGGGTGTTTTATTAGTACGAATAAGCACTGTGTATTCATTCCAACGAGTGAATACACGGAGCAATGTCGCTCGTAACTAAACAGGAGCCGACTTGTTCTGATTATTGGAAATCTTCTTTGCCCTCCAGTGTGAGGGCTTTTTTATATGCATACCAATAACGCTTCACTTGAGGCGTTTTCGTTATGCAATCAAATATAAGGAGTTACCCATGATGCATTTTCAGCTCGCGGGTAGCGGCGTCATGTCCGCTTTCTACCCGCACGAATCTGAATTATCACGCCGAGTTAAACAATTAATCAGAGCAGCAAAGAAACAACTGGAGGCGTTATGCGCAATGAAATAGCCATCAATCACCAGATGCTTCGTGCTGCACAGAACAAAGCAGTAATAGCCAGATTTATTGGTGATTCAAAAATGTGGCTTGAAGCAAATAAAGCGATGAAATCAGCTATCAACCTTCCGTGGTATCGCAGGAAATGAGTTTTACAGATAACTGGTCAGACGAAGAATTCATTCGTCAGATGAAAGAAATGCTCAATCAGCACAAAGAACAGGAGAAAGATGATGATTCTGACTCTGAAAGATGAGCGTGAAATATCGCAAATAATCGCAAGTTTTACTGATGAAGATTACGAACGAATCAAAAGTGAAGTTGATCGCCTCTGCAAACGGTGCGACCCAATAAGCGAAATGCTTCGCTCATATAAACCAGATGAACACACTAAGGACGCTATCGACTGGCTGGAAGATTATGACTGTAACTATCAGGAAAAAGCCGCTGAATGGTTCTGGGATGCAATAACCGAAAGAGTTAAGGCTGAATATGCCTTCGCAATATTCAAACGCAGACATATTTATGGAGAAGCTGCATGAGCAATATCGTTGAATTCGTTAAACAGCAAGAGCAGTTATTCTGCGGAGCATTGACTGAACAGACGGTGACATGGGCTAAGGAAAGCCAGTTTGCAATTCAGTATTTCCAGAAAAATGATTACCTGGCTAAAACGGCACTGGCAAATCCAACCAGCGCACAGAACGCCATCATCAATGTTGCGGCGATCGGCATCACCTTAAACCCGGCCAGCAAACTGGCTTATCTGGTTCCTCGCGACGGCATGGTGTGCCTTGATATCAGTTATATGGGATTGCTCCATATTGCAATGGAGTCTGGTGTTATCTCATGGGGTCAGGCAAAACTTGTTCATGCTAACGATACCTATGAGTCAAACGGGCTTGATAAAGCACCAACCCATAAATACAACGCCTTCGGTGATCGTGGTGATATCGTTGGCGTTTACTGCACAGTTAAGACGCCAGCAGGTGATTATCTAACGGAAGAGATGAGTCTGGCTGAAATTGAGGCTGTAAGGAAAACAAGCAAGGCGGCATTCAGCGATAAAGGACCATGGGTAAATCACTGGAATGAGATGGCGCGAAAGACGGTCGTAAAGCGTGCAAGCAAGTATTGGCCTAAGGCATCACGTCTTGATAGTGCTATTCACGTACTAAACGAAGAAGAAGGTGTGTGGACTGAACCAGTTATGCCGCACAAATCAGAGGAAGATATCCGCGAAGATGAACGGAAACGCCAGCAGGAAATAACGGATAAAGCACAACTTCTTTGTGATGAAATGGCTCAGGCTGAAAACATGGATGATTTGAAGCGATATTTTGCAGAAGCATATCGCCTGACATCTGGAATGAAATTGCAGCAGAACGTACAAGCCATTTACGCAGAATGCAAAGCGAAACTGGAGGTTGCCAGTGAGCAAACTATATGAAATTGCCAATGAATACGCAAAATTGATGGATTCAGATTTAGAACCAGAGATGATTGCTGACACAATAGAAGGCATGGAAGGAGAATTTACCGATAAAATAGAGCAACTTCTTGCCATTATTAAAAATGAATCTGGTTATGCTGAACGCCTCAAGGAAGAGGCAAAGTCACTGAATGAGCGAGCCGCAGTAATTCAAAATAAGATTGAGAGCATCAAATCATATATAGCGTCATCGCTTGAAATGGTTGGCAAGAAAAAGATTCGAGCAGGTATTCACCAGGTAACAATCCGCAAACCGTCAGAAACTGTAGAAATCATCGACTCAAGCGCCCTTCCTCCTGAATACGTTGAGTTTGAAACGACAATTAAAGCCGACAAACTGGCAATCAAACACCAACTAAAAGCAGGAATAAATATCCCCGGCGCTCAACTCAAAGTTGGGAAACCTTCACTTCTTATCAAATAACGGTATCGACTATGAAAAAGACTCCATGGGAGAAATGGGAAGTCGATTTCTTGCGCGAGGTAGCGGCGACAATGCCAGTTGAAGTTATCGCTGAAAAACTGGAAAGGACTGAAAAAGCAGTAATGGCGAAAGCAACAAGGATTGGCGCTGACATTGTTAGCCGACTTCGTGGAAGACGATGGACAAGAGCCGAAGTATCACTTTTCGGTAAGTTCTCCGCAGAAGAAATAGCAATTGCAACCTGCCGCTCAATTTATTCAGTAAGAGCTATGCGATACAAGCTAAAAAAACTCGATGAAGAAAGAGCAGGCATACGAATAAATTAACATGGAGTAATTAACAATGAAGCTAAACATCGACCTTGGAAAATACGTTATTACCGGAACCAAACACGACCTGATTCTTAGTGAAAGAGGAATTATCAAAGAAGGCGAGAATGCAGGGAAAGAAACACTAAGTCGTATCGGTTATTACAGCAAGTTTGAGCATCTGGTTAAAGAGTTATGCAACCGTGAAATCCTGTTATCTCAGGCGCAGACACTACAGGATATTCAGCAGCATATCGAGACTTTAGGTGTATCACTTAGCACGGCTGTTGACCAGTTCGCGGAGAGTAAATCATGAGAGGACTTGCATACAATCCCGGCATTCTTCCGGCAGAAATGATTATTCGCCAACGCGTAAAGCCAATGCCATCGAGAGAGGAATTGCTTAAGAGAAATTCTTTTCCATCAGTGAATCAAAACAAATATCTGAATTCGATGTGGCGCAAAGGAGGCAAGCAGTGAGTAATTCCGCACGACTACAGCTTGGTTTTTCACCGCTATCAAAAACTATCATGCTGGCAAAAATGCGCGATGTTGAAGGTGGACGTATGCGCGTTGGCAATGATCCAGGTCGTGATGTTACCAATGAGGCTGCTCAATTGGTGTGGCGACTGGTCATGGCTGAAGGTGGTGAGATCGCGTGGGAACTTGATGATGGTTCTCGCATGGTGTTGAAGGCAGAGAAGCAGGAGGCAACCAGTGAGCAAGATTGATTATCAAAAGCTTCGTGAAATCGCTGAAAAAACAAAAATTGCTGGTGAAGCACCTGTAATGCCTTTCGATCAGCGAATTAATGCGCTTAACGATTTTATGAAGCACTTTTCGCCAGATATCGCGCTGGCATTGCTGGATGAACGTGAAAGAAACCAGCAATACATCAAATCCCGCGACCAGGAGAACGAGGAAATTGCGCTAACGGTAGGGAAGCTGCGTGTTGAGCTGGAAGCAGCAGATAACAACCTTATTGATAGTGAATGCCATGTTGCTGAACTGGAAGAAGCGCTACGCGATAAGCAGGCATTACTTGAAGCCTCAGAAAAGCGCATTGCAGAACTTGAAGCACGGGAAATAAAACCAGCCAAAGGCGAAGTTCTTGTCGTTGTATCTGGTTTTACTGGTTGCGGAAAAAGCGCCATTGCCGGGGAAATAGAAATCGCGATGAAGGCTATTGGTGTACCGGTTCAGTGGACTAATGGCGATGCGGAAAAGCGCATGACAGGAGCTGACTGGCTGACAGCGATTGAGATGTACAAACCAACAGTGCGCATCGTGGAAGTTAATGTGCCACGCGCCGCAGGCATTCGCATCAAAGAGGGTGAGTAGTGCGTGTGGCATGTATCGGCTTGTTACCGTACCCGACTCGTTTTTGGGCTTCTGCGCTAATTGCAAAGCCACATGTCCTGATGGCTGACAACATCATCCCGGCACCAAAGCGCCGCCATACCGGTATTGCAGCGGCACGACGAGCAGCAAAGAGACGCAGGAGAGCAAAGCGATGAAAAACCGTAAGGCAAAACGACTTTTTTTACAGCGACCTGTGCGTGTGGTGGAGCTGGTTATTAGCAACCATAAGATAGCGGTACTCCATCCATTTGGTCAGGTGGCTTTTGCCGCAAAGCGTAAGCCTACTGCGTCACAGAACAGGCGGAAGAAAGGGTACGCTGTAAGATGAAAAACCGTAAAGCAAAGATTCTGTTAGTTCGTAGAAACGCTCCTGGCGTCTGGCAGTGGGTGAGACTCAGCAACCGACGGATGGGGTTGATGAAATATTACGGGATGATGGATTGTGGTTTTTGCAAAAAGCCCAGCGCGGCGCAAAACCGCTGGAAAAACCACTTGCGCACTAAAGGAGAGTGATATGGCTAACTCATTACTTGAAACCTGCAACAACTGGCAGATTCAGAGGGCGGAGATTTTATCTCGCAATCCAGATATGGCAATGACAATTGACAATCTGGATACGCTAATTGAGCGAACCGTGCGCTCTGCAATTGATATAGCACATCGAGTGGATTGGGATTTCAGAGAAGCGGAGCGACTTGCTAAAGAGCAGGCGAAAGCATCGGGTAAAGGAGAGGCATCATGAAAACTTTCACTATTGACTGGCTCAACAAATGCCGCTGCGGGAATAAATCACACACGGTCAAAACAGCTCGCGGAAATGAAACCGCCTTGTGGGATGACGATGCCGTTAAGTGCAACTCCTGCGGTCGTGGCGGAGTCATTCAAGTCTGTGAGGGGCAGGCGCGAGTTTTATGGGAAACCGATGAAGAGATGGCGGATGGAAAACCCATGACCACTATAACCAAAGAGCGACTACTGACAATCAAGCAGTGGCGCGAAACATACGGACCTGATAGCAACGTTGTACTGCCAGCAGAAGAAGCGGAAGAACTGGCACGAATTGCTCTGGCATCACTGGAAGCAGAACCAGTTGCTTATATTTTCAAACATCCGGCCGGGAAATTATTCTGGGCTTTAACGGATGAAAGCAATAAAGAGCAAGCGGACGTTATTCCTGTTTATGCTGCCGCGCCTGCGTCGGTTGTGCCGGATGATGCATCAGGGGCGCTTGCTTATGCTTACAAAGAGCTTACGCCTGAGATTATGCGCGGTCATATCGCTGTATTCGAGCGATATGGAATAGCCCCAAACGATAGCATTACCACAATTCAGGCACTGCGAATCGCGCTGGATGGCATAGAGCGGAGCGACGCCATGCTTCATGGTGCCGAAACTGTAAGCCAAACTTACAAGTTGCCTCCCCTGTCATCCAGCGAAGTAAACGACGCGGCATGGAAATTACACAACATGCTGACTGAACACGGCCTGCTAAATGGGCGTCAGTTCAACAATCTGAAAGGTTGCTTCTATGAGGCATTAAAGGTCGCAATGCGCAACTATCCGGCAACTCCGGATAGTTGGATAAGCTGTAGTGAGCGAATGCCGGATAAGTTAATTCCGGTAATGGTCATGTATGAAGACGGTGAGATGTGGTCTGCAATGTGGAATGGCAATCGCTGGGATGATGGCACCGAATACCCGGATCCGCACTCAGTTACGCACTGGCGTGAAATGCCAGCAGCACCGCAGCAGGAGGTGAAGTGATGGACTCCTTCGCGAAATATACGATTATTGACTGGATAGCATTCCTTCAGGTTTTGCTCATCTGGTTTTATATGGCTTACAGGAGTGGGCAGTGGATTGTCAGTGTAGCCTGTAGCAAGGGATGGCGTTGGTGGAACAGAAAGAATAAAAAAGCACTGGCATTGGATTCGTTTTACGAAGCATTCAATCTTAACAGCCTTCAGCCTGGTTCTGTCATTGTAGTCACCACTCAAAGCGGCATGACGATACAAATTCACAAGCCAAAGGAGGAAGGTCGTGGCTAACCTGCAACTTGCCGTCAAAGGTGAATACTTCGATGCCATGATTCGCGGGGAGAAAACGGAAGAGTATCGCCTGTGCAATGACTACTGGAATAAGCGAATTATGTTCCGGGAATATGACCGTCTGATTATCACAAAGGGATATCCGAAGCGCGACGATTCCAGCCGTAGAATTGACGTCCCGTATGACGGGTATGAAATCAAGACAATCATACATCCACACTTCGGTGATAAACCGGTAAAGGTGTTCGCGATAAAGGTGAATATCGGCAATGAATAACATCCTCGCACTCGCGGGGATTTCTTTTATCTGAACTCGCTACGGCGGGTTTTGTTTTATGGAGATGATAAATGCACTTCCGAGTCACTGGTGAATGGAATGGAGAGCCATTCGACAGGGTTATCGAAGCAGAGGACATCAACGACTGCTATAACCACTGGATGATATGGGCGCAGATAGCGCATGCAGACGTAACCAATATTCGAATTGAAGAACTGAAAGAACACCAAGACGCCTGATGGCGGTTTTTTATTGCCTGATTTGCAGGTTCGATTCCCTATTCGGAGATAGCACTCATGCAACACGAACTACAGCCTGATTCACTGGTTGATTTGAAATTCATCATGGCCGATACTGGCTTTGGTAAAACCTTCATCTATGACCGGATTAAGTCCGGCGACCTTCCTAAAGCCAAAGTTATCCACGGACGAGCAAGATGGTTATATCGTGACCATTGTGAATTTAAAAATAAGCTCTTAAGCCGCGCCAATGGGTAAAATAGCGGGTAAAATATTTCTCACATCTAAAAAACACCATTCCAATCAATCCCCTGCCGCTTCAAGTAGATGTCTGCAGGGGACACCA